AATTGATTATGTAATGCTTCATATAACTTGCCTTGTGGCTCTTCTACTACTAATGGTTCTTTTGGATCTTGTTCTTCGTATATACTCATTTCTTTTCTTTATTTATACTTAATATAATAAAAAAAATTCGTACGTCCAAAGATTATCGAATCTTTTTCAACTGACGTTCTAACTTCTTAAGTTGTGATGTACCTGATCTAATATCCTTTTTCCATTTAGCCTTCTTTAGTTCGCCTCTAACTAATGCCATTTGTTCAATTATCTTATCTTTCAATTCACTTTTTTCAAGTTTAGATAATTTCTTTTTAGGAGTTCGATCAATTTTAGTTGGTTGTAATGTTCCTTTTAATTGTGGTTGTTCTTTACCTTTATGAAATACGTTGCCTTGTGGATCGACAAACTCTTTCATAAACTGCCAACCTCGAGGACGACCTTTAGATACATATCCGCCCTTTATTTCCGGAGGACCTACTGTCTTTGAAACGCATTTATAACATAGTACAGCTTTAGTATCAGGATTAACTTCAGCCCATTCATTACATCTAGGCTTGTCACCTAAGAATTGCCATGCCCAATAATTCTGATCTGGAATACTATTTCTACATATCATATGTAGTCTGTTATTTATCTTCTTTGTTCTAAATGTATGTATAACTTTCTTTTTTGCCATATTAATTTATTTGATTACCAATAACCTTTTCTTTCCGGTGGTGGAGGAGCCGGCTTCTCCTTGTAAATATCTTCTTTTGATTTTTCTCGTAACTTATCTTGATTCTCTTTTACACGATTCTTAAGATCATCAAATGATTTCTCCTCGGTACTAACAGTTGCTAGTATCTGTTCATTCTTTTTTATCATTTCTTCTTGGTCATAATGCAATCCATCATTACCATTTTGTCCTATTACATTTATTCTTTTCTCATCTTCATCTGTATACAATTCTTTTGTAACAGACTCTTTTGGTTTGATTTGTGCAAATGCCATATTTGCTGCTACAACTAATGCAATTGCTAATGGATCAAATACAAATATAATAAGTAGTAAAAACCAATTAACAACTTGATTCATTTCATATCCCGTTGTTTCTGCTAAATACTTTAAAGGACCTAATTCACGTTGGTCCTCATTGTCAACTTGTTTATCTAAAATAGCCATGTCTGTTTTTGTAATAGAATCTTCGATTGCTGCTAATTGATCATTAATTACATTTCTATCATTCAATGTTCTAGCCAATTCATTTTGTAATGCTCGTCTAGATGAACTTGATGTTGTAGTAATTAATTGACCTGTTTCCTTATCAATATATTGTACTTGTCCGGGATTAGAAAGAGATTCTCTCAATTCAGAAATAGATTTAGTAAGACCTTCCTTTTCATATTTAAGATCTGATTTCTTTTCTTCGAACCTATCCTGCTTCTGTTCAAGTATTAATAATGATTTATCTAATAGTTCTGATTGAGTTGCGGTTGATTGATATGCTCCAGATAAGAATCCATATATACCTCCTGATGTTATAATCATAAGTATAATAGTAGCAATTGATAGATACATCCTTAACCCTTTATTAATAGTATCCCAGTACTGATATAATAAAGATGCTACAACTAACTTAGCAAATTCTAAAGAACCTGCCATTATAATTACTTGCAAGCTTGCTCCTGCAAATAATTTACTCAATCCAAATACTGAATAGAATGCTGCCGACCCAGATACTGCTAATGCAGCAAGTGCAATCACTAATGGAAACAGTCTTTTTTTCATAATTTAACTTCCTGATACTCTATCTGTAACTATAGCTAATTTTTGACGTATCATGTTAAATCTTCTCCTAGCTTCTATAGGATCTAACTTCATACCTCTTTCAACTGTTTGATCGATTACCATAATTGTATTATCTATTTCATCTAACAGTCTTAGTACATTGTCTCTATCTTTCATAGTAAAACTTCTTTTTTGTTATTATTTTTATATGCATAAATATTGCGATATTCTAAAAGTGCCAACTCTTTTGCTTTAGCTTCTATTACAATATCTAATTCTAGACCATATGTATTGATTTCATCTACAATATAATCTGAATGTGCTTGTGGACGGATTGTTATGTCCTTTTTTTCTCTTGCTCTGCTTTCGGAATAATGTGTACACTGAATAACATCGTCTGGCCAAGTAGTTGCGGCTAATTTTAATGCCTCTTCTTCGGTCATCTCATCCGGATGAAAAGAATGATGATGATAATCAAATGTAATCGGTATTCCAATTTCTTTATGGAAGTAATTATATAGTTTACGTACTGACCATAAGCTTGCTTTATCATCATTTTCTAACACTAATCGTTTCTTACAATTGTCAGATAATCGATGCCAACCTGCAATCCATCTCTTAGCAGTCTCTTCAAATTGTCCACCATACGCGCCACCTACATGAATATTAATTTTATTTTCAAACGATGGTTCAAATCCCATGAGGTCAAACGTTTCTGAATGTCTTTCTAAACCTGTAATAGTACGTTCAACTACTTCTGGGTTTGGAGATCCTAACACATTGAATGGTCCAGGATGAGTTGTAATTCTCAACCCATGTTTACGAGCATAATTACCACATTCCATCAATTTAGCTGCTATCTCATTGAACTGAGGCAATTGATGTAATTCATAATGATCATGCCATGGAAACAATTCCGAACCTAGACGGAATAATGTAATCTTATGATCAACATTCCATTCTAGATAATGTAACAAATCGTTTGCATTTAATAATGCTCTTTCTCCAACTAAATGCAGATCCCAATCCTTAGGATTGTCAGAACCATTTTGCCAAGTTGCTTTTCTGCATGTACGAGATGTTGTTACTCGACCTCCGGCCTTTTTAGGTCGGCCTGTTAATGTCATGTTTACACATGCATAACCTAATCTTACTTTACTTTTCATATTTTAATATATTAATTATTTATCGTAATTCCTAGGAATACTAAAGAAAAGAATATTATAGCAAATGCTAAGAATATCATACTACTATCAAATTCTATTTCTTTTTTACTTTCTTTGGAAGGTTTTTCGTCCATCCAATCCCACTCTCGACCGCTGTTTATCATTTCGTATTTTCTAACTTAGTTACTAACTGTGTTAATAATATCACTTCTTCTTTTGTGAAATAATTACCTATTGTTCTTGCATTGTTGATCTTTATCTTTAGATCATGAAATTGTTTTGTTGTCATATCTTTATTCATTAATTAAACGTCTCTTCTTTGTTCGTAAACATGCTTTACTGTCGGAAATCTTAAACTCAATCCACCTTCTTGATTTTTAGTCTCTTCAAAATATTGTACGGTAATTGTTTTACCGATAATTAACTTTGGATTGGCATGATACTTAATTCGTTGTTCTTGATTCCATCCAGACCCTACTGCTACTTCATGGCCTTTATGATTAATATAAGCTTGAGCCATCATTGGTATAACAACTTCTTTACCTTCTCTGATAACTCTATGGTCTTCAAAATCTATACTCTCAACTTTATATTCTGCATCAAAGAATTTTTTAACCTTCAATAAGTTTTGAGATCTCTTTCCTTCATATCCAACATCCTTGCGTAACATGACTCCTTCATGTCCATCTTTCTCTGCATCTGCTTTAAGCTTTGCAAAATGATCATCTCCAGAAACTACATGTTGATCTAAAACACTTAAACAAGAATCATTTTCTAAATGCAAAATATGTTTTGCAAAACGAGCAATTCTCAAAGTTAATTTTGTTTCACTTTCTTTAGCATCAAATTCTTTCAATGTCAAATAATCAAACATTACATATTTAGGATTAGTAATTGTATGATTCTTTCTTTTAATTTGTTTCATGATACCTTGAAAATCTTCATTACCATCTTCATCCATCAAACAAATTTCTCCATCAAATACAACTCCTACAACTCCTAATTTTTTAACTGCATCTCTAACAACATCTAATGTTTCAAATTCATTACCTTGTCTAGAATAACATTCAACATTGCCTTGATAATCAACTTTAGTTAAACATCTTACGCCGTCTAACTTTCTAGATGCTAACCATGTATCATTCCAATCAACTCGCTTAGGATCAAACTTGTTTGCTAATGCAACATCGAATGTCGGAATCAAATTTGGAATGACTTTATTGATAACTGATTCTGAAGCTCTAATTTCTAAATTTCTATCTATTATAGAAAAGATTAAATCTTCAAATTGTATATTCTCTAAGATAAATCTGTTTACATTTGCAATTGCATTATGTCCTGTACAAACTCGGTTTGCTAAATCATCTAATAGAGTAAAAATGCTACCATAAGTATTTGCATGGCCAAGTAATTCTGAATTCTTTTTACAATTCTTACTGGTCAAATAATACTTCTTAAAGGGGTCTAAGGCATAATTTAAAGCCTTTTTAATGAACTCATCGTTCTGAATAGACCCAATAATAACCTTTTTCTCATTAAGAGAACTAGTGTTTTTCATTTGATCTACAAAATTTTGGAGTTTTTCTAGGTTTTTATCCATATCTTTTACTTTTTATTTATATATAAAGATAAGAAAAATAATTCAAATAGGCAAATCTTTTACCAGAAAAGTTGAATTAATCTTTACTTAATCTTTACTTAATCTATTTGAACACATAGTATACTATTTATATATGAATATGAAAGAGAAAAAAGACATATCTAGTATTGTATACGTTACTATAATGGTTGTAGTATTTGTATTGGCAATGTAATATTGTTAAGGTTTATATTGAACATTACCTGTTTGATTATCCCATGAAACAATTTCTGCGTCTTCAATAGTTTCACAACAATAGAACCTGCCATCCTTTCTTAATAAAGTATCTGACATAGACCATTCCTTAAGAGTTCGTTGATCAAAGCCTGGCTTGAGACTTGATTCTTTTACAATACGTTTTACTATGTATTTCTTTCCGTTATAATCTATATATTGATAATTGTACACTGCGGGTCGGAATGATTATTTAATTGTAACTGATTTTGTTTTTGCTTCTTCTGCTAACGGAGCATAAAGGTGAAGCAACCCTTTCTCTAATTTAGCTTCTAATTTGCCTAGGTCAAATCTTCTACTAATTCTCCAACCAAAGTCAAATGCTCTTCTTGCAATACCTCTTTGAATATATTCAGGTGCTGGCTTGTCTGATGAATTTACTTTGATAGTTGGTTTCTTATATTCTACCTTAAGTATATCTCCTTCAATTGAAAGATTGATATCTTTTTTAGATAGACCTACACATGCAATATCAATATTAAGTCCTTCATTGAACTCATATATATCTACCGGATGGTTTACTTTGATTTGATTGAACGGTGAAAACTGTTCTTCTGATTTGAAAAAATCCTTAAATAGGATGTCGAACGGCGATGTGCCGAAATGTGTTAATTGTGTCATAATTTAATCTCCTTAAATAATTAATAAATAAAATAAATAACTGTCCAACCCGCAGTGAAGTCCAATTATATTAATATATATCTAGTTGCTACAAATAGGTGGTACCTTACCTATAACATCATATACTCTTAAGTATTTATATATATCAAACTCTGTTTTCTTTTCTTTTACTCTTCGTAATAACGTGCCATCATTCCATAGTTTTTCAACAAATCTTCGTATTGCTCTCAAACTATTAGAATTGATATGTAATTTGTCTGGATATTCAGTAACTGATATTCTATATGGCCCTACCTCATAATCTGTAACCTGTACAATAGGTTCTCTCATTTGGTATTTTTCTGTCAATCTTGCAACTTGTTTTATGACAGCCGCTTCCATACCTATTTGTGTTGCATCAAATAAAAACTCAATTTTGTCTGAGTCATCTAATGCTACAAATAAATCGAAATCATCTTCATATATTTCAAGTTCATTTAACTTCATTAGCCTAATAATAAATTCTTGTTACTGCTGTTCGAACTAATTTCTCTTACCTCAAATAAGTTATTGAATTGAGATAATGATAACTTTTTAACGCCTGCAAAATAAGCAATTGCTTGTTCTCTCGATGGCATTTCAATTAAACTAATATGCTGACCGCCTTCATTAGTTCCTTTAGTATACATTCCAAATTTTGTCATATCTTTCTTTTATATAAATATCGTAATTACGAACCTTTTTTTATCGATGCATTATGAATTTTTGATTCAATTTTATTTTTTGCACCTTGTCTATCATATGGTAAAACATTCATTAACAATCCTACCTCTTCTGTTAAACTGCCGGATAAAACTAATGCATCAACTTTACTAGTATACCAACTGATCACGGCATCCACTCCACCGGATTGATAGAGACGGATAACCTGATCGTCGTCGATATAGCGCTTATGGAATCCCATTAGCGCATCATTCCCATTCTATACTTTCTATTGACAATATCTTTTGAAGTATTCATTGTTCTAGCAATCATATCTAATTCTTGATATGTTACTTCAAATGCTTTATTACCAATATGTAATTTACCTACTATCGGCGCTTCATTATTTTCAAAGTTATATGTACTTAAATTGTCATTAACTTCAAAATCGATTGAACCATATAGTTTTCCATTCTTTCTTACTTTCTTTTGATCGTACTGAGCTGTATTGTTTACGTATCCCATGTTTATTAGTTTTTATAAATTATTAATGTAAATATATCATTTGAAAATGTATGGTCTAATGCCACATTCCCAAATTCTTTTTGTGCCCAATTGAATACCTCTCCGGCATTGTAATTGGTAAGGCCATCTTCTATTGTTGTAACATCTGATGCAAGTAAAAGTATACATCCTTTTTCAGAATGTTTAATCATTGATTTGATAGTATCCTGAAGATATGTCATATCATCTCTTACTGTATCTGCATCATACCTTAAATTATTTGATCCTACATTGATCGACCAATCTTGTTTCAGATCATCTTCCAATGAGAACCAATCAGAATTGATTAATTCTACTTCATTATTATATACCTTTTTACCGGCATCTATTAGTTGTTGATTCATATCAACGCCTATATACTCTAGAGTTTCGTTATATTCTTGTTCATAGAATCTTTCGAAGTCTCCTCTAGCACAACCAAAGTCTAATACACTATCGCCTTCGCCAATATAATTAGCAATGATACGATATGTATCCCATTGTTGTTCTCTGTTTTCATAACCTACAGCTTCAGACGAATATTCTAAATATTCTGGGTCCATATCTGCTTGGTTGTTCATTGCATCTACCTCTTCTTGGGTAGGTTCGATTTCTGTCATCGGATCATTATTTGTCCATTCAAGGTCTGTACCTTCTAGATCCTTATTGTCCATTGCTGGCTCTGGATTCTGTTTCATAAGCATTTTTTTTAATTTATTTAACACGTCTTCCTCTCTTTTTACGTCTATGAATTCTATTCAATTTACTTTCAACATCCTTCAAATCCATTCTGGCTGGATGAGCTCTATTGAAGTTTTGAGTTAGTTTACATGACATTGCAGCATATTCCCATGCCTTATCTTCATCAGAAGTATTTGGCATATAATATTCTTCTGCAATAAATGTTTCTCCATTCATTACTCGAGCACCCTCCGGCCCATATTCAATATAGGCGTTCGGGTACTGTTTCATTACTTTCTTTTGATTCTTATCCATATTAATAAGATCTTGGTCCTTGCGTTGGAAATATAAAGTCATTTCTCTTTTCAATTTGTTGAACGGCACTTGTTGGACCTTTTACATTCTCTCCATCAAAGTTCAACTCAATATGGTCTGCATAATTTGCTCTGGTATGACCTACTCCATCCTTTGCAAAAAGTTTGGTCGGAGTAACTTCTCCGGCATCTGCAGCTGCATTCCATGATTCTGATAACTTAGAATCAATTATGCAATAATTTGCAGAACTTTTATTTTTTGCTTTATCTACTGGAACGAGTACATAACCTTGGCCTTTCTCACTTCGAAGGTCATAATATACCTTCTTATCTGCAGTCCTTACATTTGTTATAACTCCTATCTGAGGAACTCCTAGCGTTTTAAAAACGACTTTATCATCTATTTCATATCTCTTCATATCTTAAACGTTTTTAGAATTATTAATTACTTTACATATCTGTGATGAACTTACCGACTTCACTTCAAATTCAACTCCTGAATCTTTGAAATCTTCAACCACTAATGATTCTGCATGAGTAACTGATACTGCATTTACTAAATACGTTTCTGACTGCCATTTAACTCCTTTCGGTGTATCGGTTGCAATCTTTACCTTGCTTACATAATAAGACATAATTTTCAATTTTTAATTAATACTATTTTTATAATCTAAATATAAGAAAAATATTTCAATTAGGCAAATCTTTTTGAAACTTTTTTTCTTAAGAATTGAATCCAACTAATCCAATTTTTCTTCCTTCCTCATCTAATAGATCTGGAAGTAAACCTTCTTCAACCAAATAATCATACTCTTCATCTAATTGATAATTTGGTAAACAATCTACTTCAGATCTAAATTCTTCATCTACCATACCTAAAGTATATCCCATACCAAATCCAGAATAACAAATACCTTTTTGAAGTTTAACAATCTCGGTATATTCTTGGAATACGGTCCAAGGCGTTTCCATATTAATATCGCCTATATCTTTAATCAACCTATCCCAGCTCTTAATAATATTATTCTTCATTTGGTCCGAAACTTTATCATTATGATCATACATCTCTTTTGAATGTGGTTTCGTAATTTTTATTCCGTATTGAATCTTTGGCGTTTTCTTTGTTTTCATATCCTTTTTATTTATAATATAAAGATAAGAAATATATTTCAATTAGGCAAATCTTTTTCCAGAAAAGTTCCGAAAAAGTTAACAAAAGGAAAGGCGCTACTGCGCCCTTCCAATTATAAAAATATTACTTCTTTCCTACAAAGAATGATGCAATAATTACTAGTACAACTAAACCTACAAATCCACCTTGACCAAGTGAATTCACAAGAGCAGTTAGATTAGCAATTACATCCATTCCAAATACTGAACCACCTGTTAAAACGGTCCAAAGAATTGTTACTGGTAATACAGCCATCATGATAGTCATTAAACCACCAAAGAAACCTGTAATGTATTTGATAACACTTTCCATAATAATTTCCTCTTATATTTATTGTTCTGTGACATTATTGTCGAATCGGGGTGTTTAGAGAGATCGCTTATTTTTATTAGAATCTAAGACCGAAACCTAAACCTAAGTTCGTTGTCTTATCCTCTGTATTATAAACGATTCTTGGATCTACAAACACATTCTTCGTGATTGTAAACATCCTACCTACACCAAGACTTAATGTCTCAGTATCAAATCCATTAACTGCTGCATATGCAAAAAATCCTTTATGGAAATATCTTGCATGAAGATCTAACTCCATATCAACAGTTGAATCTGCTTGTGAAATTGATAAACCTACCATTAGGTTATCTGTAAATCCGTATCCAACAGTTGGAGCTACTGCCCACTCTGTCCAAGATACGTTGCTTATATCACCAGCACCTACGTACCAGTCACCTTTTGTTTGAGCCTCAGATGCGAAAGTGATTCCACATATTAAAGCTATTGTTAAAATTAAATTTCTCATAATTATTTTTCTCCTTTAATTTATTATGCCACTATTGGCTTTTACCTTAAGGGATCTCTCTAATTATACGCTACACCCATAGCGTATTTCTATTATTTACTTTCCTTTTCATTAATATTAACTATTAATATAAAAAAACTTTTTCAATAAACCTAATAAAATCTTAAAATTGTTTTGGTATTGGCTGACTTCTTCTGCCGCCCTTCTTACGTAAACTTTCTAATTGTTCTGCAATTTCTATCTCTGCCTTTATCTGAAGCATTAATACTCCTTTGTCTTCAAATATTCCTTCGAGTGACTTGTATTTGTCGTAACTATTAGGACCACCAGCAGATGCATCTTCTGCTGTTTTTAGTGCTCCTTCTATTCTTGTTGCTATTTCTGTTCTTAATGATGATCTATTCATAGTACCAAATCCTACTATATGAATTTCAGGATCGATCGGATCAAAATTGTCCGGATCTAAAACTCCACCATATTTGTAAGATCTCTCGTTAATGATAGAATCTACTTCTTCCTTAACTAAACCTTTTATTCTATTTTTCAAATCTTGTTTGTCCATTAGTTCCAAAATATTAGTTTAGCAATAACGCCTATCATCGCTACCCAAACCGACCATAGGGCGCCATTTGCTTTTTTTCTAAAAGATGTGTTTCGATTGACTCTTGAAATAGTTCCATCATCTGGATCTAGAAGTCTTATCTTAATTTCTCTTACATCTGCTTTCAACTCTAGGAGTTCTTGATGTAGTTGTTCGTTTGTCAATCGTGCCATATCTTAGCCTTATGATCTTTTAGATTCTGTAACAGATGCTTTTCTGTACTCTGTTACTAATTTTTTAAATTCACCAACTGCCTTTCTTGCTCTAGTTGCTGCTGCTTTATTTCCCTTCTCTAAAAATTTTGAATGGTTCTCACTAAACTCATTCCAAAATACTTCCATCTTTCCGTATAACTCATCTGATGACATAATAACTCTCCTTTTGTTAATTTAATATAAATATGCTGTTATTGATTAAAATCAGAAAAAATATCCTCGGCTTCTTTTGAGACTTTAAAGTCTAATTTGAGTGCATGGTCTAATTGGTGGTCATTCATTACATCTAGTGCTTGAAACATTAAGTTTCCATCTAGGTAGACTTCACCAATCATGGTCTCATCATCAACAAAAAACTCAAGTTCTTCGCCTTCAAATACCTCGCCTGTCGATATGTTTTCTATTGTAATCATTTATAATAAATATACTAGAAGCTTGGTTTATTACCAATTACGCCTTGGAAGCAGCGGCAATTATACAACTTAATCCAGACAATGAAATTACGGTAAAAAATGCAAACTCATTTAATGGGTCTGCGAAGTTAATATATTCTAATATTTCTCCTGTACCTGTCATATATGCTATATTTAAACAAATATAACCTCCGATAATTAACGATAAATTTGAGATGAACTTTTTCATATTTCTATTTTTTATTTATAATATAAAGATAAGAAATATATTTCAATTAGGCAAATTATTTTGAAGCTTTTTTCTGATAAAGTTGTTCTATCTTTTTATGGGCATATGACCAACGGTCTCTCACTTCTTTATACTTATGCTTATCTTGTGACCTCATCTTTTCAAGTTGTGCATTGAATTCTTCCTTCATTCCCATACGATCGACTGATTCGGTTATTTCATAAAATAAATCTTCATAATGTCCCATAACGTAACTCCTATAATAGATTGATAAAACAATAAATATTACTTCTTGATAGTTCCTTTTGTGAATTTGTTCTGTTTTTCAATGGCTTTTTTAAGCTCATCTTTTTCCGTAGTGTTCTTAATGGTATTTTGATCTTTCGTTGACTTAGGCATCTCTTTAGTGCCTATATAAGATTCAATATACCATGGAGATTTCTTATCCATATCCTTCTTCCATTTGACTTTTGGTAAGATTGTGCCGGAAAATACTTCTTTGAGTTTGTAAGTTAATTTATCAATAACTTCTATAACTTGATATTGAGATGGAGATCCTACGAAATATGCACGTACTATATCTCCTAGTTTTAATTTTTTCTTTTTGCCCATAACTTTTGATTTATTCTTAAATATAAGAAAGTTTTTTCAAATAGACAAATATTACAATGGGAAAGTTTTAGAGTGATTGATACCTATCAATTTGGGCATCAACTTTTGCTTTCTTAGCTTTTAGAATTTTATATTCCTTTTCTTGCTTCATCATAAGACTACCATATCTATCAGATACAGGTCCTCCTCCTGGTTCAGCTTCTTGTTCCATATCTCTTAATGTTTGAGCTATTAGGTCTGCTAATTCTTTGATATCATTTTGCAAATCTGTTTGCATATCTAAAAGAGATAGATATTTATCAAAACTAATTTTACGGCTCCTTGATTGAGACTTAGGCATAGCTTGCTTTGAAGCTCTGAATGCCATTAATACTGGATCATTCATATCCATCTCATTCAACTTACCTTCTTTTAGTTTTGCATCAAATTGATACTCATCTGAGATAGCAGTAACTAGTTCCATGGCAGCTTCTTTTTCAGATATATTACTGTCGAACATTAATTCTTCAACAGCATCTTTGATAAGATCCATTACACCTCTACCTTCGTTTAATTTACCTTCTTTAAGCATTTTTGATAATTCTTGAATGAACGGCTTAATGTTATGAGAACCATATTCATTCTTAATTATATTTGCAACATCTGCTGCTAAATTTTTATATGAATAATTATCAGGTACAGCTTTAAGCATATCATCATAAACAGCTTCCTTAAGTTCAAGTTCTGCATCTGAATGAAGACCAGTAATTTTATCCTGATATGCTTTATATGCTTGGCTAGCCTTTTCAGTTGCAACCTTTTTCTTTTTGCTTAAGTCGCCGGCGATCTTAGTATGTTTTGCAACAGCCTTCTCATCGCCTTTTGCTTTAGCTGATTTAAACTTTTCTAAGTTAACTAATAACAGAGAAGATAATGCTTGTTCCTTTTTAACAGCCTTATCATAATCAGCTCTTAATGCGTTAGCACTCTTTGCTTCATTAATACCTGGAGCATCCATTGCAATTTCTCTTTCTGTTCTATCATCTAAATCTAATGTAGGAAGTACATCTGCCGGTATTGGATACATTGTATGTAATTGTTTAGCTATATTATTATATGCCTTTTCAAACTTAGCAGGATCACTTGGAGGTAACATGCCTTTAGAATGATATACAGCACTTAATAAATCTTCTGGTTGAGCTTCCCACCATGTAGTAATAGGAGGAAACTTAGTCCCAGGAGCCGATGTTCTTAATTTTTTAAGTACTGGATCATTTAGATTCTCTAGAACATTTTTGAGTTCTTCATCTACCATTTTCTTGATATCAGATATTTTCATAGTTTCCTTTTTCACTTTCTTTTGTAGACCTTTATGTTTAGTTGAAGCATATTTGTCTACTTCTTTTTTGCTCATATCCTTTGCAACCTTACCAGCTTCACCTTTCTTTGGTATATCTCCTGACTGCATAGCTTTCACTACACCGAAGAACTTTTGCTGTTGTTTGCTTTTAGATGGCATTAATACCAACCATCTAATTTACCGGACTTAAACTTGTTCATGATTATTTTAATATCACCTGCCTTTTGTTTCATTCTGTCTTCATTATACTTTCTACTATACTCTTCTTCTCCAGACTTTTCCATATCATTTTGCATCTGGATATATTCACCGTAGTAATATAATGACTTACTCATTGCTTTAGTAACATTCTCTAATTCAACTTCTTTACCATTAACGGTTGCCATTATCTGACCATATCTACCTAGTTTAGGTAATGCTGTCGAATCTGCA